ATTTTGCATGGGCATCATTTTGTGGTGCAAAAATGGCTAAATCACATATTCCTATAATGAATGTCGAACATTGTTTTTACCCATTTATATCTATCATCTATAGATGGAATAACTTAATTGATAATGGTCATTCTATGTTTTTTGTATCTGAATTTCAACAAAAATTTTATAAAAAAATGGCAGAAAGAACAAATCAAAGAGTTGTTCCATATGATTTAGTTCGTCCAGCGTATTGTAAAGTAAAACCTAAAATAATGGATATAGAATATGATTGTGGAACTATAGGAAGATGCGACAAAGAAAAAAATCCATTTAAATTAAAACATATGACAAAAAATACAAATTTAAAAACATTAGTCATTACATCTAAATCTTCACATGAAAAGAACTCAAAATATTATGAGACAAATAAAAACTGGAATGATGTGATTTGGAATGAGTCGCACGATAAGGTCATAGAAAATATATCAAAATGTGAAACATTTTTCTCAACATGGAATAAAGAAACATGGGGTATAACTGCGATGGAAGCTTTATCTTGTGGAATACCAGTAATATTAAATTGTGATAATGATGGTGATCATGCGTCTGAAATAATACCAGCAAGTCCAAATCATTTTATAAAGATTTCAAATAACAATAAAGATGAGTTAGTATCTGCAATTAAATCTTTTAAAAATGTAGATAGGAAAGAAATACAAGAGATGACTATAGAAAAATACAGTTTGGAGAAGTGGAAATCACATTTTGCAAACTGCATAGATAAAACGGTAGAAAATTTTAAAATTAAAAATAATAACTTAAAGGAATTTATAAATGAGTAATAATTTTTTGAAAGATATAATTAAGTCAACAGGTAATGAGTATGCATCACTTGTTGAGGACGGTGTAGAGGCGGGGGATGTAGAGAGTTTCATTGATACTGGAAGCTACATTTTTAATGCTCTACTATCGGGTTCGATTTACGGTGGACTACCATCAAATAAAATTACTGCATTAGCGGGAGAAACTTCCACAGCTAAAACTTTCTTCCTTATGGGTATCGTCAAGAACTTTCTCGATACAAACCCCGATGCTGGTGTGATTTATTTTGAATCAGAAAGTGCAATCACAAAACAGATGATTGTTGATAGGGGCATCGATGCGAAACGAATGGTGATGATGCCTGTAACTACGGTACAGGAATTTAGAACGCAAACACTCAGAGTTCTCGATACTTACCTTGCACAAAATCAAGCAGATCGCAAACCAATATTTTTGTGTCTAGATTCGCTAGGGATGTTGTCAACGAGCAAGGAGGTGGCCGATTCGGCCGAAGGAAAAGAAACAAGAGATATGACAAGAGCTCAAGTTCTCAAGGCTGCATTTCGTGTGTTGACTCTAAAACTTAGTAAAGCTAAGATACCGATGGTAGTTACAAATCATACTTATGATGTCGTTGGTTCTATGTTCCCCACAAAAGAAATGGGTGGTGGTTCTGGACTCAAGTATGCAGCTTCATCCATCGTTTATCTTTCCAAGAAGAAAGAGAAAGATGGTACTGAGGTGATTGGCATCATCGTGCATTGTAAGAATCACAAGTCACGATTGACCGTAGAGAATAAAATAGTTGATGTAAGATTGACCTACGATAAAGGTCTGGACAAATACTATGGACTGTTAGAACTTGCAGAGAAGTATGATATATTCAAAAAGGTATCGACTCGTTACGAACTACCAGACGGAACAAAACAGTTTGGTAAAACGATATTGAACGATCCAGAAACCTATTTTACTGAAGACATTATGAAACGGTTGGATGAAGCTGCAGGCAAGGAGTTTAAGTATGGCGGTGCAAATAGTTAAGAACTGTTGTTCTTCAATGTTCTTGGACTTTGTACGTCAGCAAGTCGAGCAAAGTGAACGGTGGCATTTTAAGTATCCTATAAACGCAAACTTTGACGACAAGCATCCGAAGTTAGAAATTATTGGTGGCGAAGGAGCTCCAGATGAAAGGCTTGTTGGAATTGCAATGAGTCTGATGATTCAGATTTACGAAAAGGCTTCTAACATCATTAGTCCCAACGTCATGTTCTGTGGTATATCAATTAAAGACAAACATAGAAAAGACAATTTGCACCAAGACCACACATCAGAGAGTGAAAAGAATCTCATAAAGGTGTTGGGTGTTCTCAATACAGACTGGCAAGATTCTTGGGGTGGTGGTTTTGAACATGGTGGTGAAGTGTATCCTGTACGTCCAACAGACTTTTTAATTTTTGATTCCAAAGTTCCTCATCGGGCTGATGATATTCTTGTAGATAAAAAACGAATTGCAATTGACTTTACCTTGCATAGAGTGTAGAATATAAGACATGGAAGACTATATTAGAGTGTATGAAAATGTTATATCAAGCAATTGGTGCGGCGCATTGATTCAAAAGTTTGAGGACTTTGATGACCAGCATGAAGTTTTTGATGACCAAAGACTTTTTACACAAATCAACTTTGCAAAAAATGTTTTATGGCAATACGAGTCAGATTATTTGTCTAAAATTCTTTTGGAACAAGTAAAAAAATATGGAAACGATGTTCGACTTTCAAATCAATGGCCATCAAAATATACACTAGAACCTGTACGAATGAAACGATATCTACCAAACCAAAAAGATAACTTTCCCTCTCATGTGGATGTTACGGGTACAGACAACAACAGTCGATTCTTGGTTATGTTTTTATATTTGAGTGACAATGAAAAAGGGGAGACTATTTTTCCTCAGCACCATTTCACATCGAAATCTAAACAGGGGAATATTTTAATCTTCCCATCATTATGGCCTTGGTTACATTCGGGTAATTTTCCAGTGAATAGACCAAAATATATTGTCGGGAGTTATTTACATTATGTCGATTGAAGATAATTATGCATTTGTAAACAACCCAAAAAGTGATATACAAGGCATCGGTATTAAGGATGGAAAGTATCATGGTGTTATTTACGAATATAAAACCGTATCATTTGGTACAGTAGAAGACAATCCTGATAAAGAGGTTGTGCTTTCTTTTGATTACGATATCATTGATTCATTTGGATTCGAGAGGGAGACATTTGCCGAACAAGAATTTGGAGATTTATTAGGTGATATTCTAATAGATATAATTGATAAATATGGTACAGGAGAGCAGTTTGAGTCAGACGATTGAAAGAACCACACTCACCAACTTAATCTACAACGAAGATTATGCTAGGAAGGTTTTACCCTTCATCAAAAGTAATTATTTTGATGAGAGAGAAGATCAAATCATTTTTGAGGAAATCAGTAATTTTGTAGACAAATATCAAAAGATTCCAACACAGACCAGCCTTGAAATTGAGGTTGGTGAAAGAAAAGACCTCAACGAAACAGAACATAAAAAGATTGTCGATATTATCAAGGCACTCAATCCAATCGAGGTGGACTTTGAGTGGTTGGTGGATACAACTGAAAAGTTTTGCAAAGATAAAGCTATCTACAATGCAATCGTTGATGGTATTCGTATCATCGATGGAAAAGACAACAAACGAACGCCTGATGCAATCCCAGAGATATTAACTGATGCATTGTCGGTATCATTTGATAATTCTGTCGGTCACGATTACATAGAAGATGCAGAGAAACGATTTGATTATTATCATCGTATAGAGGAACGTATACCATTCGATTTGGACTTTTTCAACAAGATAACCAAAGGTGGACTGCCACCCAAGACGTTGAACATTGCACTTGCTGGAACTGGTGTCGGTAAATCGTTATTCATGTGTCATATGGCCGCAAACTGCTTGTCTCAAGGTAAGAACGTATTGTATATTACTCTGGAAATGGCAGAGGAACGAATTGCAGAACGAATTGATGCGAACCTGATGAATATCAGTATGGAAGATTTACAGGACATTCCAAAGAAAATGTTTATCGATAAGATGTCGAAGATAATCAAGAAGACAGTAGGTAAACTTATTGTTAAAGAATACCCAACTGCAACAGCACACAGTGCCCATTTCAGAGGATTGATTAAAGAACTTGCAATCAAGAAATCTTTTAAATCAGATATTATCTTTATCGATTATCTGAATATTTGTACGTCCAGTAGATTCAAGGGTGCTCAAAGTGTGAACTCATATATGTATATCAAAGCAATCGCAGAGGAACTTAGAGGGCTTGCAGTAGAAACTAATGTTCCGATTATGTCTGCAACTCAAACCACAAGGTCAGGTTTTGTATCGACTGATGTTGGGCTTGAGGATACCTCAGAGAGTTTCGGACTGCCTGCAACGGCTGACTTGATGTTTGCATTGATATCGACTGAGGAACTTGACGAACTGAATCAGATATGTGTAAAACAGTTGAAAAATCGATACAATGACCTTACAATGAATAAACGATTTGTAATCGGTATGGATCGTGCTAAGATGAGGCTTTATGATGTGGAGATGAACGCACAGGAAGACTTGGTGGATAGTGGACAAGAAGATACACCAGTGTTCGACAATTCAAGTTTTGGTTCTAAGTCATACGATAAGTTTTCCAACTTGAAAGTGTAACATCTCCTTTTATAAATAGTATATAAACTACTTTTATGGGAGATTTGGATGTCTAGACTAAGAGAAATAGTTCGTCAGGTAAAACCTGTCCAAGAAAAATACTACACTCCATATGTAGATAAAGTTCAGAATTTTTTCACTGAAGCATATACTTTTTTCCCTACATCTGAGGAAGAAATATCAAAAACTCTTGCAGATTGGCCACATGAGAGTGTTGCCGATGTTATCAGTCTTTTTGACTATCTTAAAGGTAAGGGTGATGAAACTCCCAT